GTGTCAACTTTTGCTTTTGTGTCAACGAGAACTTCGTCCTCCTCTGTATCTGCAACAAAGAAGTCGTCCCCCTCAATCCAGTAAGCCCTGTTTTCTAAGAAAACAACAACAAAGTCTTCTGAATCGTCATCGTCGTCATCATCTGATCTGTCGTCTTCCTCATAGGACACACTGTAGTCAATGTCTGTTAGGCTAATCAACTGAATTAGACGCGATTGTGAATACCTAACTACCGGCACAGATTTGGTGCTTGGCCTATTCAGGACAAGACTAATGACAATGAACATAACCGAGCCGAAAAAAGCCCCCACTAAATATTCCAAGGAATCACCTAAACACTAAGAAGACTTAGCGCTAATCCTATGACGCTCGTCAACTACCTCAAAGGCAAACTTGCTCAGCGCTTCTTTTCCAGCATCGCTGGCTTGTATCTTCTTGTAGTGGTGACCGCAAAACATTAGCTCTCCAGATACCCCCAGCGCCAAAACATAGGCCTGGGCACCGCAGCTATCACACCTGTCCGTGGCAGCAAGTTTGTCTTCTGCGGCAACTTCTTCAACTACGTCTATCATAAGCATTACCTTCCACGGTTGTCTGTGCGGTAAAAACCAGCACCATTAAATGCAACTCCTACACTAGAGTATATCCTCTTAAGAGAGATGCCGCAAATCTCACATAAAGAGACTGCGGCACCCTCATTTATACTTCTAGTGACCAAGCTATTCCTCTTGCAAGATGTGCAAGAATATTCATAGACTGCCACAGATTCTCCTATTTTTACTGATTACCCTCGACTATTTTTGTCTCTTGAGTGTTTTGATTAATTTGAGAGACTACTGCCCTGTTTGCTGCGAAATCAAAATTTGTTACCGAGGTCAAGATTGATACTACACCAGAGAGTGCTGCCGCACCCCCCACAAGTGCCCAATCTATTTCATTTATTGCAATTATACTTTCTACTGTTAATAGAGCTACCGCTGTTTGAGCTACCGTTTTTGCAGCACGCTCAAATGCGTAGTTCCAAAACGTTTGAAACCCTACCATATAACCCTCCAATTTTAGGGTTTTGCCCCTACGTAAAGTATATCAGTTTTATTTTATCATCGCAACCAGAGCACTTTTGCTACAGAGGGCCGTTTTCTTTTTCCCAATCATCCCACTCCTCCATTGTCTTGGCTCTGTTTTTTTCTAACCAAAACTCGATGCTTCCCTCACTAAAAGCTTTACGAGCCTCCTCGCAAGCATGGAACCTTCCAAGACTTTCTCCAGCCTCCATTCCTTGATTAAATGCGTTATCTAGTCTTTTTCTTGTGTGCCACCTTTTAAACATAAATTGCTCTCCCCTTTTTGTTGGCACCCCGTCAAGGATTCGAACCTCGATAACGAGTGCCAAAGACTCGCGTCTTGCCGTTAGACGAACGGGGTAAGTATTTTATTATTGCGCCCTCAGAGAGATTCGAACTCCCGACCGACTGGGTAGAAACCAGCAACTCTATCCACTGAGCTATGAGGGCATGTGTACGGCTTTGACTGGACCGTAAACCAGTTTCTACTAAGGCTTGTGTGGAACAACCTTGAGCTTCATCCCAGCGCTCTCAGGGGTCCTCCCACCCTTCTTCTGATTACACCTTTGACAAGCTGCTACAACATTAAGCCAACTAGAACCACCACCATTGCACTTGGGGATAATGTGGTCAACAGTTGTGGCCTTACCCTTACAGTACCCGCAAAGAAAAAAGTCTCTTTCCATAACAGCTTTTTTAGAATACCTCTTGTTGCCGGGGTCATATTTCCACTTAGCAAATATGTATTTGATTAACTCAACTGCCGCTGGTATCAGGTAAGGACCAAATTTGCCATTCCCCGATGGGGTGTGAACCCTTGCTACACCCCTATGAATCATTGTTATTGCCTTATGAATAGGAACAATGCCAAGGACCTCTTGGCCACCCATGTTAAGGATTGCTACCGTGGACATTGCACCTCTCATTCTCTGTATTGTTTTTGGCTGGCATACCTAGATTCGAACTAGGAACCTTGAAGTTAACAGCTTCCTGCTCTGCCGTTGAGCTATACGCCACTAGTGTTGCTGATTAATTTTAGCATACCCACCGAATTAAAGTGAGTAGTGGAAGATAGGAGAATCGAACTCCTGACCTCCTGCTTGCAAAGCAGGCGCTCTACCAATTGAGCTAATCCCCCTCGTGAGTTTCTTGATTTTGATCTAGCTAATACGCATCCAATACTTTCGACAACATAATGCCAGTTAGAGGGCTAACTGGTGTTTTATTGTCAATGCTGGTTAGTGGTTCGAGGGAATTTCGAAATCCCGACCTCCTGCGTGTAAAGCAGGTACTCTTCCTCTGAGTTATCGAACCAACATTGCGAGCCTCTTATCAGATTCGAACTGATGACTTTCGCTTTACAAGAGCGACGCTCTGGCCAGGCTGAGCTAAAGAGGCGTAAACCAAACACTACCAAACAGTATTCAAAAAGCTAAAAACTACCGATTCGTATTCGGTTCGAGGGGTATGGGAGAATCGAACTCCCCTAACAGGCTTGGAAGGCGCGTGCATTACCACTATGCTAATACCCCAGGATGCAACATTTTAAGGCTGTTGCCACCTTAGCGCACCCACCAGGATTTGAACCCGAACCAGCGGGTTTGGAATCCGCCATGCTACCGTTAACACCATAGGTACATTTTCTTGCGTACCCCCACTCGGACTCGAACCGAGGACCCACGCTTTAAAAGAGCGTTGCTCTGACCACCTGAGCTATAGAAGCATAAAACTGTACCCTGCCCCGCCATGGGTATCACCGCCTGCGTAGTAAAGCAGCGACTAAAGCCGTTTGCAACCAGCTTTTATGCGGATTTGAACCGCCAGGATAGTGCCCCCACTCGGACTTGAACCGAGGACCGTCCCGTTATGAGCGGGATGCTCTAACCAGCTAAGCTACAGGGGCATTTTGTATTGCGTGCTTCCACAAAGACTTGAACTTTGGACCCTTCGCTTAAGAGGCGAATGCTCTGACCAACTGAGCTATAGAAGCATACAAATTTTTCTCTGTTTATTTTTAAAAGTGCATATGCAGAAAGCCCCCAGATATATTCTAGGGGCTGCAATTGATTTTGTCAAGTAGCTTTTTTTACTTGACTCCAAGCAGCCCAAAGAGACGGACGTTTGTCCAGGCTCTCTGTACTTGCTTTTTCATCATATCTCCAATTGTATCACAACATTTTACCGTTGAGTGCCATGCCCGAGAATCGAACTCGTCTATCAGATTGGAAAGAGATTTACAGTCTCCTTTGCGTCCCAGCGCTCATGACCAAAAAGTAATGCCCCACACAGAACCTTGCATATGGCCCGGAATTTTGGTAACAAACCATCCTAAAGTGCGACCTTGCCCTGTGTGGAGCTAATTACAGTATACACTATTTAATTGTGTCGGTGACCGGAGGGAATCGAACCCTCATTCACAGTTCCACAAACTGTTGTCCTGCCTTTGGACGACAGCCACAGTCGGAATGACAAGAGTTGAACTTGCGACTTTTCGGACCCAAACCGAACGCTCTACCAAGCTGAGCTACATTCCGTTGAAAAGAATGACAAACATCATCACTCAATGCGTGCCCTGTACTGGACTCGAACCAGTGACCTACTCTTTAGGAAAGAGGTATTCTATCCGCTGAACTAACAAGGCATTGTTTTATTGTGTCCTGCTACCATAGCATGGGTTGCTCGTCTTTGTCAATCCAGACAGTTGCCAGAGATTGTAAGAAGAACTCTTCTCTGTACTCTTTATCTTCTAGCTTCTTTGCTAGGTCTTCCCAGTATTGCAAGTTTTCCATTATGATAGTGTACCACATGCCCCGGAAAAACGAGAACAGGCCCACCGGCGCTATACCAATGAGCCTGCCTCTTAACCTATTTAGTTATAGTTCCCAGTCATCGTCAGTGGTTGATTCCACCGTTGGCATTACATAAGAAGAGCCGCCACCACTAAAGAAGTCGTGGTTCTCTTCACCGCCTGGTGACAACGAGGACATGATTGCTGGACTAAAGTTTGTAGCATCCTTAGCAAACAGCGCATCAAATCCAAGATTCATCAACGCCTTGTTCCCGTTGTAGTTGAGGAACTTCTTTACGTCTTCGGTTAGACCGAGGCTGTCGTAAAGGTCTGCCGTGTACCGTGCCTCATTCTCATAAAGCTCTAGCATCAACGTGTAAGCGTAGTTCTTCAAATCCTCTTGTCGTTCTGGTGAGGCCTTGTCGAACTCCAATTGAAACTTGTATCCGATGTAGTATCCATGAACAGCTTCGTCACGGATAATCAGCCTGATAAGGTCTGCTGTGTTGGTTAGCTTTGCCCTGGTTGACCAGTACAACGGAAGATAGAACCCACTGTAGAACAAGAATGACTCCAGGAATACGGAGGCAATTTTTTTCTTTAGTGGGTCATCGCCCCTATAGTGCTCAATGACAATCTGTGCCTTCTTCTGCAAGAAAGGATTCTCCTCTGACCAACGAAAAACATCTTCAATCTGCGAGGTTGTCGTCAAGGTTGAGAACACGGAAGAATATGACCTGGCGTGGACACTTTCCATAAATGCAATATTTGTTAATACAGCTTCTTCATGGGGTGTTTGTACGTCCTTCATAAGGCTTATTGCCCCTACCGTGCCCTGAATCGTGTCTAGCAGGGTAAGCCCCGTAAACACCTTCATGGTCAACTCTTTTTCTTCTGGAGTCAGCGATGCCCACGACTGAACGTCATTGGACAAAGCAATCTTTTCTGGCAACCAGAAGTTTGCTGTAAGCCTATTCCACACCTCTAGGTCAACATTGTCGTCAACCTTGTTCCAATTAATTGGTCTTGATATCATTTAAAATTTGCGCCTTTCTAAAGTTGACACGAAACACACTCTTCCTGACTAGTTCCGTCAAGAGCAAGCTGCCTGATTCTGATGTAATACACCGTCTTGATTCCCCTTTTCCATGCATAAATCTGAGCACGGTTTACATCTCTTGTAGTTGCTGTGTCCTTAAAGAATAGCGTTAGAGACAGACCCTGATCTACGTGCTGAGTCGCCGCAGCGTAGGTATCAATTATAGCACTAGGACCGATCTCATATGCGTCTTGGAAGTACTCCCTGTTCTCGTTAGTGAGGTACGGTGCTGGGAAATATACCCTGCCAAGCTTACCCTCTTTACGAATCTCAATTTGAGATGCAATCGGGTGGATAGAACTTGTTGAGTTGTTGATGTACGAGATAGAGCCTGTTGGTGGCACAGCTTGTAGATTCTGATTGTAGATACCGTGCTTCTTTACAAACTTGGCCAATGACTTCCAGTCCTCTTGGGTAGGAATTGCAATGCCAGAGTCTGCAAAAATACCTGCAACCTTTTTTGTTGCTGGCAACCACTCGTTGTTTACATACTTATCGAAGTATTCACCAGAGGCATACTTTGACTTCTCAAAGCCTTCAAAGTGCTGTCCACGCTCTTGGGCAATCTTTGCAGATGCCTTAATTGCGTGGTAAGCAACTGTGTAGAAGTAGATATTTGTGAAGTCAATGCCCTCCTCTGAGCCGTACATGATGCGCTCACGGCCAAGGTAGCCGTGAAGGTTCATCTGTCCAAGGCCAATGGCATGAGACTTGCTATTACCATCTGCAATAGACATTACGGAATCAATGTAACTTAGGTCTGATACCGCCGTCAGAGAGCGAATGGCTATCTCAATAGTCTTTCCAAGGTCTGGGGAGTCCATGGCTTTTGCAATGTTAAGAGAGCCAAGATTGCAAGAAATGTCCTTGCCAATCTCTTTGTAGCTTAGATCATTGTTGTAGGTTGTTGGAGTGCTTACCTGCAAAATCTCTGAACACAGGTTGCTCATGCTGATGCGACCGTCGATAGGGTTAGCATTGTTTACTGTGTCTTCATAGACGATGTAGGGGTACCCAGACTCAAACTGAACCTCTGCAATGCGCTCAAACAGAACGCGAGCATTGATCTTTGTCTTTTTAATCTCTGGGTTGTCAACCATCTCCTGATACTTTTCTGTAATAGAAATATCGCTCATGGGAATGCCGTACACACGCTCTACGTCATAGGGAGAGAAGAGATACATTGTCTGATCTTCCTTGTTCCCTGCAAGCTTGAGGGTGATATCGGGAATAACAACTCCAAGACTAAGAGTCTTAATCCTAATCTTCTCGTCTGCGTTCTCTCTCTTGGTGTCGAGAAAGGTAAGAATGTCTGGGTGGTGAGCGTTCAGGTATACCGCGCCAGCGCCCTGTCTGGCTCCTAGCTGGTTAGCATAGGAGAAAGCGTCTTCAAGCATCTTCATTACTGGAACAATGCCAGATGACTGCCCTTCGATCTTCTTGATGGGAGCACCAGCCTCACGCAAGTTGGTAAGGTTAAGAGCCACGCCACCGCCACGCTTAGACAATTGCAATGATGAATTGATTGCTCTTGCAATGGACTCCATGTTGTCTTCAATCCTAAGCAAGAAGCAGGACACATACTCCCCTCGCTGGGCCTTGCCAGCGTTCAGGAAGGTTGGAGTGGCTGGCTGGAAGCGACCGGAGATAAGCTCTTCCACGATGCCCTTAGCAACCTTCTCGTCGCCCCTGGCAAGCATGAGGCCATTCATGGCCACTCGGTCTTCAAATCGCTCCAGGTATCTCTTACCGTCAAACGTCTTTAGTGCGTACCCAGTGTAGAACTTATATGCGCCCAGAAAGGTTTCAAACCTAAACTTGTGAGAGTACACCTGCTTGAACAAGGACTTGACAAAATCAACAGAGTACTGGTCCAAGATTGACTTGTCGTAATAGTCTTGCTCTACAAGGTAATCAAGCTTTTCCTCAAGAGAATGAAAGAAGACCGTGTTTTGATTAACATGGTCTAGGAAGTATGACTTTGCTGCCTGCTTGTCTTTGTCGAACTGAATCTTGCCGTCTGGTCCCCACAGATTAAGCATTGCATTTAGATCGTGATAGCTATAGTTGTTCATCTAGTAGTGTTAGCCTTTCCTTAACTAATTTTACGTCTTCTGGTGTCCCCAAAAGCTCTACTCGTGCCAAAATTGGTACCCCTGTTTTATTTGAAATGAGGGTTGCTGCCTTACAAAAGTGTTCCCCGAAGTTTGTGTTTCCAAACCCCACAACCCCTATTAAGAGGCTTCTGTTCCGGGGAACGTTTAAAAAATTTGCTACTGGTCTAGGAATACTATGACCGTCGTTCCCACTGCCATACGTAGGAACGAACAGGACATATTCCTTGTCAACAAAGAAATCCCCCTTTTGCGGAATCCTTAAAGACTCGACTCCTAGCTTCTGGACAAACTTGTGTGTAGTGTTTGACCTGTTGGAGTAGTATACGATATCTGCCGACATTCTATTCTACCTTCTATTTATAGGTAGCCAAAACTGTCAAGATAGTCTTTTATGTCGTTCGGCATTTCCTTGGGAGTTAATTGTACCACGTTATGGTCCTGTGGCGCTACCGTGGTCTTTGGCCTATCCCTAAATGTATGGACCTCTATCTCACCGAATGTGTCCTTTGGTGTGTGAGAGATAGCTCCAAAAATTGCACCGCACACAGCATCTGCCAAGTCCTTAGACTTTTTACGAGGGTGGTCAACTCTGTTCTGCTTAACTATCTTAAGCTCTGTCAACTCCTCGAAAAGCAAGTCAATTGCTGGCATGGCAAGCCTGTCTTCATAGATGAGCATAGCCATATCTTCGTAATGCTTCTTTGCCACAGATACAGTTTCTGTTCTGATGCCAACCTGCTTTAGTTCATTCTGAATGTCAAAGCTCTGCCACCTGTCAAAGCTGACCATGCCAATGTCAAAGCCAAGCCGTCTAAGGTTTTGAATCCACTGCTTAACCTCTGAAAGATTAACTGGCCCCTCAACCTTTGGCTCCCACCATGCCACGGCATCGACAACAACAATTGGAGCGACCTGCTGATAGTCCTTAATGACCTGAATGTTTACCCACTTATCTACGTGAGCAATTGCTACAGCACACTTGTCATGAAGCTGTGCAAGGTCAGCATGAATAAAGTACTTCTTGTCTGGGTCAGGCTTAAAGTTTGGAAGAAATCTTCTGTTGGTGTCTAGGGGGTTCACGGTAGTCATTGCTGAACGCACCTTGTCTGCCTGCTTAAAGAAAGCATCAGAGCTATAGGTTGGTATACAGGCAAATCGCATCATGGCATCTCCCAGGTCTGTATAGAAGGCTAGCTTAAAGTCTTCTATTCTTCTGGTGGGATTGACGACCCATGTTGGTCTTTTAATTGCGAATACCCCAGGAATCTTGTAAGAAAGAATTGTGTCTTCATCCCAGGTAATGTCTAGTGAGTTGCCCTCCATGTCTTCTGGCAACTCGTCGTTCATAATAAAACTGTGACTCTTTGAGATAACTTCCTTCTCAAGGATAACGCTATCGTATCTCTGAGAAATAAAGTCTCCTGGATAACGGGGGAAGGAAAGAAGCACAACCTTTCCCACATCGGGAAACCTAGAATCTACTGATGCACGGAACGCCTTGTAGATGTTGTCAGCAGTTTTTCCTTGATCGTTTCCAGTCCCCACCTCTGTAGCAAATCCAGAAATCTCATCTAGAACTGCCATTAAGAGGTTTAGCCCCTCATGAGACTCTCTTTCCGAGTGGCCAGAGTATACGGTTATAGAGTGGTCAAACTCAATACTGTCTGCCTTGGAATAATACTTTCCAGCAAACCAGGGTGATTTCTCAATCTTTGTCCTAAAGCCCTTAAAGAAAACGTTCTTTGCCTGGGCAGCGTTAATGGCGATGTTGATAATATCAATAGCGTCTCCACTGGGCTTTCCGTAGTACCTTGCAGGGTCCTTAAGGCAGAGAAGCTTGTACACCACGTAAGCACAGGCCACAGTAGAAACAAAGTCCTTGCCGCTGTTTGCTGACAACATTCCGTTGCCCGCATAGTGCCCCTGCCCCGGAACCGTTCTTGTCCAGTATGCCGCATCTTCTAGAGGCTCAATAGACACAACCCTGTCCCAGTAAACGTCGTTATCTATTCGTGCATAAACCCTTCCCCCCTTGTCCATGGGCAAAGTTTTCTTGTGGTCGAGAAGACTAATTACGGAGGTGAAGGCATTCATAGATTCCTGGCTAGATACTGTGACATAGTAGGCTCTAGAAGCATTTGGAAAGTTAGACTTTGGAATTCTTGATCTAAGCGTTGATGGAACCCCTAGGCGCAGAAGGCCCTTGTGAACGTCGTCTGCCAACTTCTTAGAGACAGAAACAAATTCAGCAGTGTTGCCGTTTTTGCTGTAGACACAACCGTCCGTCTGCCAAAGCTTAGATATTGCTTTTGACAAAACCCTATTGCTCGACTTCCACAATTCATCAGGAAAAGACTTGGTGGCGCTCCTCGTGCCCCAGAGACCATAGCCTTTTGCTATCCTCACTGCGTTAGAGTTTCTGCCATGACGAAGAGAAACCATTTTCTTTACCTTGTGGTTTACCTGGGTGGGAGTGTCTCCAACAATCTCCGATAATTCTAGATACCTCTTGATGCTTTCTTCCTCTTGAGAAGAGAAGTCAACATTTATGATGGGGTTGCTGTCTGTTGGCATCATTCCGTCTCCCAACCAGTAGCCAATCAGTTCTGCGTGTTCATCAGGAATATCTAGAGGTTCTGTGGGGTTCATGTTTAGCAAGATTCCAATTCTGTCTCCAACAGAAATATCGAGCACCTCTTTAAATTCTCCAACGTTACCGTCTCTAACTCTTTTGTAAAACTTGTTTTTCTTCATGGTCCAATACTTGTGTCCCACGTAAACATCTTCTGTAAAGCCCAGACTAGTCCTCACTCGAACCATCTGACCAAACCCCTCGGCAAAAGACTCGGTGGCAAAAACATTACCGTCAATGGTTGAGGCCAGCCCCTCACCAAGAGAGTCAAGCCTTTCCCACTTGCCAGAGACTGGATTAAAAGTTGGGGTGTAGGGGGCGTGACAGCCTTTTCCTAGCATCAAAATCAGTTCATTCTTGGTGTACTTCTTGTGGTGCTTTTGTCCAGCAACGGTGCCCATCACTTGCTGCAACTCTTCCAGACGGTAGATTTGACTCATTGCCTCTACTATGTCGTACTGGATGCTTGAGAGCGGCGGCTGTGCCAGGTAGTCTTCGCCTTCAACAAATGTCTTTACATCTACAGGAGTCTCTATAAAAGGATTGTCCTTGAGTGCATCTAGGAAGTCATCAAACATTACTTGACCACCGGATTCTGAACAATAACGATTGCCTCTCCCTCTTTAGCGGCAGAAGACAAGCGTCTCATGATTTCATCACGAACCTGTGGATAGTCCTTGGCAATGTCTTTCAGGATGCTCATAAGAACATCTTGCTTGCGCTCAATCTCCATCATCTCTTCGGCAAGCTCTTTATTTTCTAGGAGACCAGCCTTTTGCAGCATCTCAATTCTTCTGGACTCAATGTCAAGAATTAGCTTGATAGCAGAGTTCTTGGCTGACAAGTTTCCTTGGCTTCCTGCCTCATCAATAACTTCATAGGCCTGCTGGATTAACTTGCTGTAGTGGGTATCAGCGGCTACAAGGGCCTCTCTGGCTCTCTCTCTGATTGCAGCATTGTTGGATGCCATTTGTCGCCATTCCCCCAGAAAGGCCACGACCTTTTGCCTGGGTAGGCTTAACTGACGAGCAATCTTTGTCTCATCGTTTCCCTCTAAGTATTTTGATACAACCTTGTTCATCTGGTCAAGGTGTTCTACCAAATCATTTTCACTTGACACGGCGCTTCCTCCTTACAGGAATCTTCTTGATTTTTTCTATGTAGAACGACCTCATGACACCACCTCTAAGCTTGTAGACCTCAAAGCAGTCCACCCAAGAAACACCTGTTTCTCTATTGGTGGTAAGACTAAAGAATTTGAACCTTGTTCCGTACTCTCCGTGTACCCGAAATACGTCTCCCTGTTCTAGCACTCCGCCAGAGGGTAGCGCTAGGGGCGAGGTGTCTTTAATAAAAATAGACGGTGGTGGCTGTACCGCCATTTTCTTATGGCGACCCATTATGCCTTACCCTCAAGAGTAGCAATCTTGTCATTGATGTAGAATACCGCCTTCTTCAAGTCCTCTACCTCTTTGTCTCTGTCTTTCTTGCTTTGGTCTTTCTTTAGTCCAGCCCTCCACAAATACTTAATTGCATTTCCAATGGCAAAGTCATAGTGCCGAGTAATCTGGATTGCCTCTACGCCGCTAGGGTGGCTTGTGTAGTGCGTCGGGCGATTAACCAGGTCTTCTGCTGCCTGCTGAAATACTTCTGCGGGAGAGTGCTGAAAGGGAGGCCCCATTTTTGCATACCGGGTAGCACTTTTTCTTGGTTCGTAAACATCAAATGTCATCTTCTACTTTTCCTTAATTTAAATTTTGCCAAATAAACGTAAATGGTTTCTACACTTGCTCCGCACTCAGCGGCTATTTGCTCTGGTGTTTTTCTATCAAGATGAAAGCGTTTGCGGAGCCAGGCCTCAGACTGGTATAGCTTATTAGCCATTGTTTAGCTTCTCCCAGTTGTGAACGGCATAGTGTCCAACTCCGATTGCATCAGACACATCATTGTCTAATACTACCCTACCGTAGTGCTCTTCCACAAACTCTATTGTTCTCTGCTTTCTAACTTCTCGGGAAGCCTTCTTGTACCAAGCCTCTGTTTTACCTGGATAGAAGTCCTTAATCTCTTGTTGTTCTGCCTTTGTCAATCGGTTGTTGCCAATGAAGGACTGCCAAGCCATAGGGTTTGTACTCTTTATGACTGGTACCCCCGCTGTGGAGGCCGCTCCCAATACCGCGCCCTGAACCAGGGTAAGGTCAGCCAGAGTCTTAGGGCTGTTCATGA